GCTCCTCCACCCCCTGTGACAGTTCGTGACTGTGATACATTAGTTTGAACTACTCTTGCACTCCTTGTAGAAATAACAGTTTCTTGTTCAGTAGTAAGAATACCAAACGCAGTGTACATTACTGTTCCAGCTGTTGATGCGCCCTCTGTTGCTCCTTGTCTTCCAGCTCTTGCATCAGTTGAACTTGAAGTCATTCTAAATTCAACTTCTCCAGTTTCAAATCTTGGATTACTTGAATTAGCCCTATGATCTGGTATTTGAAATGTTGCTTCAATCTTACCTGATGCAGTAGTTTTTAAAACACCACCAGATACAAGTGTAGTATCAGTTGTATATGTGCTAGAACTTGGAGTAACAAATGCAGAAACATCTTGACCATCAAAAAATGGATATAATCTTGTATTTGGTAAAAATCCCACTCCTGTAATTGTTATTGTTCTAGGTCTACAGAAAGGAATAGCAACCTGAGAAATAATTCTAGAACCTTGAGACTCTTCAGTAACGTCTGCTATAACTTGAGTTTGTGTTCCTGTTCGTGTTTGTTCGCTTCGTGTAGTTGTTATTGTTCTTTCAAAAAACCTACCCATCTGTTGTCCGGCTGGGCTGTCATCAAAATCATTAGCACGCCAAAATCTTTGGGATGTTTGAACATTGGATACGCCAGTCCATTGAGTTTCCCAAGCATTCCAAATAGTACCAAGTTGATTTTCAAATGATGCTGCAACTGCACTAAAATTATCAACATTAATAACAAGCCTTGGTGCAATTTCAGTTTCAAACCAATTGTCGGAAGCTGGCGATAAAGTTATTTGTCCTACCCAATTTGCGGTTACATAAGGTTGTACATTTTCAACTCTAGTTGCATATGGTTGATCTACTAATGTTACATGATCATATGGTAATGTTATTAGATCACCAGTTTTTTGATAACCAACAGACAATCTTAGTGCATCTGTAGTATTTGTTTCTATCAGTTCAGTTTGTCTCATAACACATTTTGGTCTTAATTCGTTTCTCTGAGGATCAACAGCTATTTCATAGTCTGGATTTGAAACATCACCAACTTTGTGTCCAGCAAAATTGTCTACAACAAAACCAGATTTAAAACGATTAAGTCCATTTACATCTTGAATTTCAAATGATTCTGCATCTCGTTCTAAAAGAGAGAGTGCAGTAAGTTGTTCTATATTTTCCAAACGATTTTTAAGTATACCAATATCGGCCATAGTAAATCTTTGGTTTTTAATTTTGGTTAAAGTTACATCATCAGGTGAAAAGGTATAAGCAGGAATTTGCAAAAGTGCTAATTTCATTGCATTATCTAAATCTTTTGGATATGTAGAGTTTTCTGCCGACAAACCTTCGACAATTTTAAAACCATTATTGGGGGTCAAAAAGATAATTGCTCTCTTGTTTAAATAAAATTCAAAGTCTGATTGAATATTAGAAGATGGTTTTGGCATATCAACAGTAACAGCACCTGTACCATCAAACTGTCTGTTCTCAAAGTTAAAAGAATTTCCTGTAATCTGATCTATTGCAGATGTGCTAGAAGATGCCCCTGCAATATCCTCCACAGTTGGTCTAAAATCATAACAGTTTCTAAGATCAAATAGTCCAGTAGGTGTTTGTTGATCTGGATCAACTTTTGATCCTGTATATGTTGGAATATCATCATATTCCATTTGTCCATTAAGTGCTGTATAAGAATCAACAGTAAATGCATCCCCAGCACCATGAGTAAAGTAATCATAAACTATCAATAATCTACCTAAAGGAGCAGCATCCTGCTGTTTTCTATTAAGTCTTGCGATATCATAATAGTTGTCTCTCATTCCTGTATCAAGAAGAAATCTTGAAGTAATGTCAGCACTTCCAGCAGTAACAGCAGAAACTGTTGCTGTTGCACCAGAAGAGGCTCCAGTGATCGTGTCTGAAGTTGTAAAGTCAGATGCAGTAACACCACCTCGTAATGTATATGACATTGGTGTAGAAGTGTCAATGGTTCTACCAACAGCACCACTTGAAGAACCTGTAATCTTCTCACCTTTAAAAAATGTACCTGATACAGTTGTAAGTGTCAACTCTGGTGCAGATGCATCAGCAGAAGTATCTCTTGAATCAAACACTGCTTGAAGATTAAAAACATCTGCCCGACCTAATGAAATATCTCTATCAGTTGCTCTTACACCATATGCACCATCGGCATCAGCTGCTAAAACTTTAAGTTGTTTAGAAAGAGTAGTTGTTTTTGTTTTTATTTGAACACTAGTTCTTGTGATTGTTGTTATAAACTTAACTTTAGCTCCCTCTCCTAAGAGAGTATCATCAGTAACAGTAATACTTCCAGTACCTTCACCAGTAATTTTAGCATCAGTTAGTAGTATGATATCACCTTGACCAGCAGTTCCATCACCAGCAACAATCACTGACATAAGATAGTCAGAATTTACAAAAGAATTAAAAGTTTCATTACTACGAGCAGTAAATGTTACTGCACCAGAACTGTTCGTTGTTCCAACAAATTGTCTACGAACTGTGAATTGTGTATCACTAGCGCCATTATTTAAATCTGTTAATAAAGTTTTTACTGGTCTACCAGGCAATCTAAACACTGAAAGATTTTTTTCTGAATCTATTAATCTTGCTTCTAATTGTCCTTCAAGAGCAATTTTTGTTGTTCCATCCGTATCTTCAAGAACATTATCACCAGCATCAACAGAGTTTGCATCAGTACCATCTAGAAGTATACTACCGTCTTCACTTACTGATAAAAGAACACAGTCAGCGGTAAAATCTTCACCAGAGTCATTATCATCCATAAACAATGATCTAACTTCTCTAATTTCATGTTTTGTAATAGCATCAATTTCTTCAGTTGATGCAATCGTGAGATCAGCATTAGCTGCATCTTCTAATATTGTATCTGTCTCTGTTGAATTAGACACAAGAAGTTTTTCACCAGAAACAAAATTACCAACAACATTTGTTAAAGCAATTCGATCATTAGTAGAACTACTTGTATTAAGACTGAATGTGAAACCAGTTGCTCCAGATGTATTACCAGTAATTTTCACACCACTTACATCATTTAATGATGTACTACCCAATCCACTAAGATTAAGAAATGTGAACATTCTTATGTCAAAAAGAAATACCTTGTAATTAGCTGAAGTGCTACCAACAGTACCAGAAACGTATTCCATTGTCCGAGCACGAGCAACCCCAATTTGGTATCCAGAAGAACTGCCTCTTGTTGCAGTAAAATCAGTAAACAATTGTATTTCTTTATATGGTGTTGTTTCACCAGTAATATTACCAATGTCTGGTGTTCCATACACATTTGTTATATTTAAAAAGTTACCCATTTCAAATGTAGTAATACCAGCATTTACATTTTTAACATCTCTAGCTTTTTTTAAGTCCAATCTCGTATTGGTAATTGATTCAATATTATACCCTTTAACATATGCACTGCCAGGCGAAACTTTTATTGTTAATAAATCTTCAGCAGCAGTATTATTATCATCTGTGGTAGTTCCAGAAGTATAAGTTCCTAAATTAGTAGAACCTTTAAAATCATTATCAATAGATTCTTTTATTTCAAAACTAAAGGGTTTTACAGTATAATCACCAGACTCATCAAATGTTCTTTTTGCGAGTGTCTCTCCAAGAACAGAGTAATCTGTACCTCTTGNTTCAGATACTATATCACCTTCATTTGTTCTAATTAATTCAATAAAGGATTGATCAGATGTAGAATTAATATCAAGTCTGGAAAGGGTTAGATCAATTTTTAATCGGTGAGCACCTTTAGCAGCATAATTAGATGAACCAGTAGCATTATCAGTCAATGTTGTATCTGACTCTGGTGTTACCAAAGTTTCAGAGATATTAAATCCAACTCTAGCTGTAATGTTACTTAAAGTATTACTTAAAACAACAGTTTGTTTTGTACATCTAACAAAATTTCCTCTGACAAAATAAACACCAGACTCAACGGTAACAGCAGAACCTATATTTGCAGCAGATGTTGCAAATGCAGTTAGACAAGCTGTTCCAACAGAATATGTTGTGGTGTGTGTTATGTCAATATCAGCAACTAAATTTTCACCATCAGAAAATTTAGTTGCAATTAGATCAGTACCCGATTGAATGTATTGTAAATATAGATATGGTTGAGTTGTTGCAGTACCTTCTGCATAATTAATAACTTGAGCTTTAACACCACTTGTCGCACCAGTAATAATTACTGGAGTTGCATCATTATAAAATTGAGCAACATTAACACTCTCTCCACCAAAGGTAGTCTCAACAGCTAAAGAATAGTAATCTGGAGAATAAGATACTTGGCCAGGAATTACAACTGTACCTTCCTTGAATATATGTTCACCCTGTTTCTCAATTTGATTTTGGAGAATAGATTGTAAAGTTGTTAACTCTCTAGCTTGAATTGAAAAGCCAGGTCGGAATAAAACTTTATGAAAGTCATCCTCATCATTGAAATCGTCATAGTATGGTGATACGTTTAGATTTGTAAGTTGCGCCATATTTAAAACTCAATTATAATTTTAATATCTTCAGTCTGATCTGAAGCTCGTTGTATCGGTTTTCGATTTTCTAGATATATTATATCTCCACTATCAGCAGCAAGTTCTGGATTTGCATATCCAGAAGTAAGAGAAATAGTATTGTTATTTAATAATGTTACTGTTTCTGTATCAGAAGATGGTGTGCCAGATGCACTAGATGTTCCACCAGTTATAACAGCTGTAGTGCTAAATGCGACATAACCACCACTAGTAGAATTTGTACCATAACCTTTAAAATTTTCTTGTTGATAATAAAGAAGACCTAATGTTGAATCCCATTCAACAACTTTTCCGACTGCTCCAGTTGTTGCTTGAGTAATAGTTTCATCTGGTTCAAATGTACCACTCACCGAACCAAGTTTGACAACATATGTTTGTCTACGTGTAGTTGCTGTTGCAACAGTTGATGTTCCAAAATTTGTTGGATCAACTACTATACCAACTTGTCTAAAGTCATTTGCAGTAGAGAAGTCATCTCCTTCTGCTTGAGTTAATGTAACAGCAGCCATAACATAGTGTCCACCNANTTCTGTTACTGCATTGTTACCATGACCATCATTTGGAGAAATAATAACTTCAACAGCTCCACCAGTACCACTACCCATAGANGAAGAANTNGTTANATCAGNGTCAGAAAATGTAAAAGTAGAACCAAGATTTACATAACCAAAAGTATATCCAGAACCACCAGATTCTATTGTTGTGTCTGTTCCTGCTGTTAAACCAAATGAAACAATTGAACCACTTGAAACTGTAATACGAACAATCGCACCAGAAGATGTTCCTTGACTTGTTCCATCTCCATATACTGCGGCGTAATAAGTTCCATCTGTGTATCCAGAACCAGCAGTAATAGATAAAGATTCAATTTTACCAGATGTTGCAGCAGTTGCAACCGTACTATCTGTTGCGACTGAAACAAAATCTGTAGTTCCATACTTTGAAAAATCAGATGCTGTAATCTTGTACATATATTTTAAAACATAACCACCGATTGCAAATGGTGATGTTGATTCAGATGTTGGTTCTGAACCAGAATATGCAGTGCCACCATTATTGTCCAAAACTTTGTATATTCTATAATCTGATGTAACAAAGTAAAATGTTGAATCGTAAAGATTTGAAGCACCAGATGTTGAAGTATTTGATGCAGAATAATCGTGACGATACATATCATAGATAGTTCCATTTGCCCAATTTCTACGTGGGATTGAAAACGATACATCACTGGATGAAATAAGTTTTGCACCCAACATCGAATCCCAAGCAAAATGTTCTGATTTTGAACCATCATTTGGAGTAGGTGGAGAACTATCGTTTCCACCAGATGTTGCTGAAGTGAATGGAGTTGATTTACCTAAGAATAGGTAATATGTAGAAGCTGCAGCTTCTGTAAAAGACTCGACAAACTGGTTTGCATTGTGAGCCCTAAATTTTTCTGTAATGATTGCCGACATTTTTGATTACACCTTTAGTTTTATTTATACAAATAGTATCAGTGAGTTATACCTGTTGCACCCTCTAAATCTATATTATCTCCATTAGTTTCTTCAAGTAAGAAACCATGAGTAGAGTCTGTAGCATCCTCTAATGATAAGTCACCTGTGTCTCTTACTAGTATTTCTGATGATCGAACATGACCCTTTGTAATTACGTTACTACTATTTAGTGTGTAATTAGATAAAGGTATTTCACCAATAGAAGAAAATACATTATGATCTTCATAAACTAGCGTCATAGGATTACTAATACCATCAAGTATTGTGAATCCTTCTAACTCTATATTATCTCCACTATTTGAACCTAAGCTATCTGTTCCATCTAAAATAATTAAACCTTCACCATTTTCATTTCCCTCAAGTTTTATTTGAGGTATAATATCAAAAGTAAATTCTTCTAATATTATAATATCGTTATTAGTTTCTTCAATTATCATTCTGGATAAATTTGAGTTTGTAGAATTACTTTCTACAATTAAATTACCAGATATTTCCGTAATGAAATAATTTCTCTGTGATGTTTCTTGTAATAATTTATCTCCAGCATCATCAGGAATATCTGTTGATGCATCATCAGGTGGTTCTCTGGTACGATCAAGAAGTATGTTACCAAAGTTTTCTAATACAATATCATCTTCATCTGTAACACCACCATAATGAGTTTCATCATCATTAGGCCCTGATAGAGATATTTTTTGTCTTCTACGAATATCTTCAAAAGTAAATGTTGATATATCTGATAGAGGAATTGTTTCATCATTGTGATTTGTATCAAACAAAATTCTATCATTGTCATCTACAATAAAACCAGCAGGATAACTAATGATATCAGCTTCAACTTGTATTTTATAATTTGATCCCTCAAATTCGTCTTCAGCCAAAATGTTAAATGTCTCACCCTGATTTATAAGTGATTGATGTTCATCTTCTACCTGTAATAAAAATCCTGTTTCAAGTAAAACTGCATCACCAGAATTAGTTCCTAATGCATCTGTACCATTTAACAAAATAGTATCAACTATTGTATCTCGTTCTAGTTCAAAAAATGCAATACCTTCGTTGAGTGGTATTGTACCATCCAAAACTAAATTATCTGTGAGATTGCCCGAACCACTTTCTAGAACTATACCACACTGTCCATTGGTTGTTCCGAAAGGAGTCTCTGCAAGATATAGAAGAATGTTTCTAGAATTTAATCTACTTAATTTAGGAGTAGTTTTGATAATTTTTTCTGTAGTAAGTAGTCTATCTGAATTTCCAGATGGAGCATAAGATGTTTCAGACATAATTCTGCCACCACCATCTCCTACACCGTGAGTTTCATCATCACCATGAGTTACTGTTTTCTCTTCATATAAAAGTGAATCACCAGAAACAGTTAAACCAGATTCTAAATCAAAGCCAGTACCAAGATTTATTCTTATATTATCTCCAGCGTTTGAACTATCCGAATCTGTTCCGTTTAATACAATTTTTCCACTTCCTAATTCTAATTCTAAATTTTCGTCTTCAAAAATTAGGTTTGAACCAACATCTGTATCTGCGGCACTAGCATCAAGGATAAGATTTTCGCCTGGCAGAACACCAGTTTCTTGTACGATTTGATCAAACTGACTACCAACCGCAACTTGACCATCATGGGTAGATACAGAAGGAGCTTGTAGTCTACTCTGTAGAACCTGACTGAATATAGTTTCAAGAACAGAACCAAGTATTGGTGAGAATGTTCTTTCATCACCCACATAACCAGATACACCAGCAGCGGTATTCGTAACTGCGGCCGACACAAGAGTAGCAAGAGTTACTTTACCGAATAGTTGGAAACCAGCTGGATGAACAGCCTTTTTGATATCATTAATATATGTTGCGAGTGATTGACCAACTCTAATTTCGTATGAATAGTCTTGGTAATAATATGAGTCTTGAATACGATTTAAATCTTCACCAAGGAGACTATTAATACCACGATATTTACCAATATCTGTAGCTGCAGTTTCAACAGTAGTTGAGACAGTAGATATATCTTCTAAAACAACTGTAGCAGAAGCTCCGCCTGAATCTGTTATGGTGACATTTTTATTAGTAAAATCAATTCCACTTTCATTTATAATATCATCACCAGCATCATTGAGACTGCTATCTGTATTATTTAAAACTATATTACCGCCACCAGTTTCATCAGTTTCAAACACTAACCGATCTCTTGCATCCGTACCATCTGCATCTGTTCCTTCTAGAACAAGAGTATTTCCAAAGTCCTCATTTGCAACCCTTGATCCATCATTTGATCCATTTGCATCTGTTCCATTAAGTCTTAAATACTGACTACTACTTGCATTTGAAGTTAAGTTTTCACGAAATCGGTCAAGTAATATTTTTCCTGCTGAATTTAGATCAGCAACAGCTTGTGTTGAAGTAGCAGGCAATGATTCTTCATTTATTAAGAATGTTTTTGCACCACCTGAGTCATCATCTTCAAGTTGTAGTTTATCTGTGTCACCAGAATCTTGATTTTCATCTTCTAATAAAAAGTTAAAGTCAAATCTATCAGTTCCGTTCAGAACGATATTACTTCCCTCATCCAAAACTGTTATTGGGTATGTACTGGTATATGCAGTATTTCCCATAGCTGAATGATTGACACAATAATAGTATAGTGTGGGTGAACCAGTTGGAACTACAATTTGAATATATGCTCCTTCTGTTCCTATTTCAACTGAAACAGCTGAAGTAGTAACACCAGAAGTATAAGCAGTTCCACTACCATGTGTACCATTAGGAGTTTCGGAAAATCTTAATTGGTGGTTTGCTGAACTAACAGCATTGTAAAGAGAACTATCTGACAAATCAAAATAATATGTATTACCTTCATACAAAGTTAATATTGGAGCTCGAACACTATTTAATTCAAAATAATTTGCATCTTCATACGCAACTATTTTTACTTTATAGTTTTGAGTAGACGGTGAAGGAGTAAATGTTCCAGAACCGTTTAAGATTATGCTATCACCATCAACATCAAAGTCCTGTTCATCTTCCAGTAAGATACCTTCCGGCGTAAGAAGTTCAGTTCCTTGTTCTAATTGTATGCCTTCATTAAATGTACCCTCTTGTTCTTGAACTAATCTAATTACATTTTCAAAAGTTGTTTCAAGAATGTTCTTTGTAGAATCCCAAGATTTAATAGTACCAGTGTGTGTTGTTAAAGTATTGTTTGCAGCAAAAGTTCCTGTTACATCTTTGACAACAAAGTGTGCATTTAAATTTGCATCTGGTGGATTTGCAGTTTTATATCTAAATCCAGAATTGTTAATTTTAATATCACTTACAGCACCAATATCATTAGTTAGTGCAAGAAGTTTGGAAGAAGTACCACCAATAGTTGTAACACCGACTGTTGGTAATGTAGAATATCCATTACCAGAATTACTAATATAGATTTTTCTTATTGAAGATGCTTGTGATGTAGTGAGTGTATCATATTCTAAAACAATTTGATCTGAACTTGTGGTATAAGTATCTGACTCCTCTACTACTGTATTACTTTCTAATTTATATCCAGAATCATTACCACCAACTGCTGTTGTTCCCGATCCAGTAACACCACCAACTGTATCTGTCCTATCTAGTAATAAGTAATCAACTCCAGCCTGAACAACTATATGTTGACCATCAACTGGTGCATCAGTAAAAGTTAAAGTACTACCAGATGCAACCCAAACAGTTAGTCCTGTTGTGGCATTAACAGCGGATATATTTTTACTTCCATAAAAAATATCAATTTCATCATTACTAGCATTAGTGTTTACCAAAGTAAATACTTTTGTTTCTCCATCACCCCTTAAAAAATCTTTTTGAGTTTGTTCTAATTGGAAATTAAATGCATTTAGTCCTGTATTTGTTGTATCTTCAGTAATTATTAAATCTGTCGTGATAGTGGAATCATCCAATGTTCCACTTTCCAATTGAATACCACCACCAACTACACTTACAAATCCAGTAGCATCATCAATGTCAGTATCAGCCTCAGCTGCAGTAAACGTAAGTTTATCACCAACCTCATATCCAGAACCTACGTCATCAACAAGTACCTCACTAACCCCACCAGTTTTAATTCCATCGACAACTAACTCGGCAACATTATTACCGATTGCCTCCATTGACAAATCTTCTTGATCTGTATAAAGAATACCATCATTAACAACAGTTACATCAGACACAATTCCAAGAACAGTAAATTTAACATCAATATCTTTTGTACTTGAAACGGCTGTAATAGTTTCACCATCTGTAAATGTTCCTACTACGTTTGCAATATCAAATTCAGTTACCGCATCATTATAATTAGTACTACCAACTGTACCTGATTGTTGAGAAACAACTGAACTTAAAACTATTGCAGTAGCACCAGAACTTGAACCAGTTAATAATTGATTGATAACCTCTTGACCCTCAACACCAGACTGAGCTAAACATCTTAATGTTATTTTGTTTTCCCAATCACCAGCAGATGTACGCATAACATATTCAGTAGGATAAAATACATCAGAACTTTCATCTAGCAACATACGAATAAAAAGTTTGTGACCTTCAGATGTACCCTTTGCTGAATATAGGTCTTTAATATTTTTTATGAGTTTACGTTTGTCAATACTAGATACTAAATTATCTGGTATTGAAACCATAAACTGATCTCTCATTTGATCTAAGAAATCATACAGCGTATTATCTACGTTTGCATATTCCAACATTTGTTGAATATTTTGAATTGGGTTTGCACGATACTCTGAAATTGTTGCAGTAGAACCAGACGTTCCACCTGTTATTGTCTCACCATTTATAAATTTTTGTTGACCACTAACATACAGAAATGCATTCCTAGAATCATCAACAAGAATAGTTGCAGTTGCATTTGATGTTCCACCAGTTATTATTTCTCCATTAGTAAACTGACCAGTAGTACCATCACCAGTTTCAGTGACAATTCTATCACCCTCTTCATTCAATATATAATTTGTAGTGTTTGTTTCTTCTTTTACATAGAAGACTACATTTTCAACTGTAAGTCTACCAGCTTCTAAAAATTCAAAATAGTCTTTTACAAAATCAACAAATACTGGATGATCCGATTGAATAAAATCAGGCACTTGTCCTTCAATAAGAGGAGAAACTTTATTAGTGAATGTTATATTTTTTGACATTTATTAATAGGCCGATGAACTAGGAGTTGACGATGTAGTTGCAACTGTTGTTGTGGTAGTAGAAGTTGTTCCAGTTTGTGTAGTTGTATATCCTGTTCCTGTTGATGCAGTTTGATCAACAGCAGCTATGATGCTTGTATTAACTAAATCAATTTCTATTATTTGATTTCTTACAGGTACAATATCGTTTGATGAGGGAAGTACAGTAACACGAATTTGTGTAGATGTAGAACCATCCACATTTGAAATAGATGTTATATTGAGTGAACCAATAGTAATTTTTCCATTTGTATAATCTACTGTTCCAGCAAAACTATTAAAATAAACTCTTGTCAAACCCGATAAACTATAAATTCTAAGATTACCACTACCATCATCATCAAAGAAATATTCTACTGTTCCATCATTATTAAGACTAAATCCTGTTGATGAAATAATCCCACCAGCAGCACTATTGTGTCCATCATGTGGATTGTAGAAAGGATTTGCAAAATTTAAGATAAACGATGCAGACGTTCCTAATGTGGGAGTAAAATATTGAGCCATAGTAACAGTAGTTACGTTACTTAGTATGGAACTGTCAGATGAATCAATTAATCCTAAAACCTCAGAGTGTCTAAATGGATTATTAAACAATTGTAAATTATTAGTATTGTAAGATGTAATAGTATTACTTACTTTAGTTGCTAAATCACTGGATGCTAAAGTTGTAGAAGTAGAATCATATCTAAATGTTATTCCTAAAATAAGAGAAATAGTTTCTGCATCAACAATCACAGGAGTAATTGAAGCAACTTTATATGGAGCTAGTGCAGATACAAGATTTGTTTTTTGAACTGAAGTTAATTTTTGGCCAGTACTATTTTTAATTGATATAAAAACTTTACCGTATTCTGCAACAGAACTAGAACCAGTGCTGCTATCATAACTACCATCTTCTCCACCCCAAACAGAAACTGCTTGAGCTGTTGGAAATAATTGTTTAGTATAAACTTCATAATCTTTTGTAGAAACTGCTCTACCTTGAGAAGCAAAATCTAAAGGAGCTTTTAGTTTAATTGAATTTATAGATTCTGGTTCTGCACCACCACCAGCACTTGAGACTGTCGTTACAACTATTGATGTTTCTCCACCAATAGAAGATGGTGATGTAAACGTAGAAACACCATTTGCAGCGGTTTTATTTGTAACAACATATTTTAAAGAAACGATATTGCTATCAGTTAATGATTTACTTAAAACACCATCACCAAAGTATACTTCAAATTTACCACCATCCACCTCTTGCAAAAAGTAAACTGAACTTGAACTTGTCAATTGAGAAATNTCAGTTGCTTTAGTATATGTTGTTGTTTCTGTATCTGTAGCTGAATTTTGAACTAANACAGTAAGTGTATTAACATCTGCTCNATCATCTGTCAACAAAAATCTTTGAGTTACGTCTGAACTATCAACNGTATAATTTGCAGTTACATATGTTCCTTCATANACNAGAGTNTTATCAAAACTTATAACCCCAGCTGATTTTGTTTTAGTAACATCAGATACAGTAACAAAGGAATAAGATTGTCCATCTGCTGAAGCANTAAACTTAGTTCCCGCCGACATTGTTAATGAATCAGAACTAGTTGTAACTGCTACATTTATTGTTGCAACTGGAGCTTTGGCTGATGATACTTCATACCCTAATTGTTTTGCATGAGAGACTACACTTGATCTTAAAGATGCAGAATCTAAAAACATTTCATTGGCGACCATATTTGCATTGAAAGCCAAATAGTGAGTATTGTATGCAAGAGTATCAAGAAGAACATTCATACCAGAACCTTCAAAATCATAATCTTTAAATTTTGTTTGAGCCCTTAGATATGTTTTTAAGTTTTCTTTTATGTCATCAAAATCTAATTCTGTTACTTGTAATTTTGCCATTATCGTAATCTCTCTAAGAATATTGTTAAGTCAACTAGTTCAGTAGGAGTATTAACAACATAAAATTCTATTGATACTGAATATGAGTTTCTATCATAATCTGGAATAGACCTAACTCCAACAAGTCTTGCTCTTGGTTCAAAGTTTTCAATTACATCTTGTATTTTTCTTGCAAGAATTGCAGCACTCACTGGAGTCATAAGTTCAAACAACATATCCCTAACACCAGAAGAAATTTCTGGATGAAAAGGTTTCTCATAAGTATTCAACAAAACTAAATTACGAATAGACCTTTTGACAGCTTGAATATCTGTCACTTCACTTACATCATTGTTGGAAGTTTTTTTTCCAAAGAATAAATCTAAGTCTGCATACTGTCTAACATTACGATCTGAACTGTTATTTAATTGTGCGTCATAAGCAGACATTTATGTAGACTCCTAGTTTAGTTTTATTTATAAGTTTAATACAATGAAATTATTATCCGTTTTTGAAAGGTGCTATTTTATATTTCTTATGAATATCTTGCAAGTGTCTAGGTGGATATATCCAATATCTATTACGACCATCATCAAAATGAATAAAACCTTTACTATAATAACCACAACATTTTGCGCCATTTTTAAAAATTGATTCTACAAATATTCTTTGTTCTTTTATTGTCATGTTACCATAACCAATATCCATGGCTTGGCCTTTCATGTGATAGGAATTTTTAACACCTCTGGCGTTAGTATTACTAGCAGGAGTACGATATGCTGAATGAATAAGTAACTGTTTACCAACATCAAAAGCAGCTTGTTCTGCAATAGAAAGTATTTTTCTTTTCATGTTTGTCATCAATATGCCACGATTGGTTCTAATTTTAAGTCTTGGTTCACCCCTAAGTTGAACTACCCTGTAATTACTTGGAAAAAATGCACTAGGGTTTCTTGATCTTATATCATCAGTAAGTTCACTTTCGTCAAATACATCACCAGAAACTTTACCCACTGTTGGAACACCCAAGTATGTTCTATATTGATTTTGATTTGTTACTTCTGACCCTGTAGTTACAGGTGGAACTCTTTCTCCAGTTTCAAAAGTTGAAAAATCAGCCTCCTCATTTACTAGTTTATTTCCCTCTTCAGTACCACGTTTTTCTTTATAGATATCTCCTATTGTTTTAGTTATTGCCTTTTGTGCTTCTATTTGTTGAGCAACAGATAGATCAGTTGTTTCAATTCCTGCTGAATCTACTTGATTTCTAATTTCTTCTCTTGTTGGTCTTATTGGTATCGCTGGTATAGCATGACCCCCACCTTCTGGTGGTGGATTATTACCACCAGTACCAGCTCCTTCAGTGTTGTCAGGCCCTTGAGTATCAACTCTCTCATCCAATGGAACATCTTCCTCTGGTACTTCTGTAAGCACCAATGTAGATGCTTCAATTGAAGGTGTACCAACGCCAGGATCAGCAGAACCAATTTTAACTGTGGCCGAAGCTGAGTTAATAGTACTAGTAATATCATCACCATGAGATGAATGGCCAGGATCGCTTCCTAGAGCAGTATCACCTTTACGTGCTGCTAAATCGTCTGACCCACCAGAGTTAAGGTTGATATCAGACGCATCTAATGTTATACCACTGGAAGCTTTCAAATCTACTTCTGTTGAAAAAAGTTTTAACTCATCTACAGAATTAATATTGACTCCACCACCTGTAGAATTAATATTATATGCTGCAGCATGTATATCAGTCTGAGCACCAAGTATAGAACGGTCTATCGTAGAACCGTATACTTCTGTAACCGCTCCAGTAACAGCAACACTTAATTTTGCTCCATATGTATATGTTACATCCTTTGTAAAAACAAAATCCATTGATGTATCATATCTTTGAGCTACAGCACCTAGTGCTGTAGTTTGAAAAATTGGTTGATCTGCTGGATCAGTTAATGAAGGATCACCATAAAATTGTGTGGTATTTCCTTTTACAAATGTATCAAAATTTTCTTCAACTTCAATATTTAAATTCTTACATCGTATATTATAATCTTCTTTCACATAGGTTTCTGCATTACCATCAATAGTTAATTTTACGTCACCTTTTACATTAACGTAATTGTTACCAGCAATAAATTCGTAATTTTCACCTACAACATGAACTACTCTATTACCACCACCATCAATTTCATAGAATGTTCCTACTCTATGATATTCTTGTATTCTTTCCTGACCTGATGTATCATCATATTCTCTTACGTGACCTGACTCAGATTCAAAAACATGGTTGTATGGATACCGTGTAAAGTTGGTGGTATTCTCATACGGCATACTAAAATTACCAGATTGAGCTGTTTCTATTTCAGAAAACTCTTCTGATACTAATTGTTTTTCTTCTAATATTCTATGAACATAATTACCATCACCTCTTGCAAGACGATTTACATCACTCTCACCAAGAGTATGTCCAGAGCTCTCATTTGGGTATTGTGGATACTTACCATTTGGATCAGCAAAACCTACGTTAGATTGATCTCTTCGATATTGTGCTAAAGCTTCAGGCGATGTATTCTCACCAATACCATCTGGTAATTGATTGTAGCCTGGCAATGTTCCCATCACAACAGGTTGCTGCATTTCTGTAGCATCACGAAAGAAACCTACAACCCAAGTTCCTTCAACAAGAAATGATGGAGTTGTTCCCATACCTTGCATAGAAGGATCGTGTATAGTGTGCATGACATGAGCCCAAGGTAAAGACTCTGTAGGAATTTCTAACTTGTCTTCAGTATGTAAACCTAGACAACGTATACGAACTCTTCCCAACTTAGCTGGATCATTTCGATCTTCCACAACAGCAGTAAACCAAACGAAACCATCCATCCCCATATGATAATTAGACATAAAAAAAACTCCTCATAAAGTATTTATAAGGAGTAATTGAATGTCAAGAATTGTTTATATCACTTGACTTGAAATGCACCTTCTGGTGAATTGATTGCTAAGACTAATTGATCCCACATATCTGGGCTCATTGCAATTGTCTCAGGCCAAGGGGCTTCATCATCAAACTGTCGTATGTAAACAATGTCATCAAAAATATGAACCTTTAAGTCTTCGTGTTCACCTTTGTCATCCATCACAGTGATTTCAATCTCATCAAAATCCATTTCAACAGTAAACATAGTATTCCTTTATCTTGGCGATTTCTACAGGACTCGAACCTGTAACCTACTGCTTAGAAGGCAGTTGCTCTATCCAGTTGAGCTAAGAAACCAAATCTTTATACTCGTCTTTTTCCTGTATCTTCATCAGCAACTTCTTGACTACTCAACACCTGATAGTTACCTTTATTATACGCCTGACCGACAACGTAATCACCACTGAGCGTGGGTACGTTTCTTTTTGGACATGGACTCCAATCCATTTCCTGTATACTCTTTTGGGGTAACTGTTTTGAGGGTCGATCCAGTTTTAGGGGGGTGGGCTTCGTGACAACAGGATTAGTAGAAACACCCATCTTCTTGAGAAACTTTTCGTGTTCCTTCAGAGCAGCTTCCATTCTCTTCGATTTTTTTTGCGGTTTTTTTTGACCTGTCTTATGGTTCGTAGTCGTAAAGTAGACAGGTAACAGATGCATTCCACTCATGTTTCTTTTACCTCATAATATTCCATAACTTCGTTTGTCTGTGACTTAGCAATATTTTCAGCATCTTCTAACGAATCAGCATTATAGTCTAATGTTCTACCAATACGAACATTCTCTACTTCAGAAAATCCTATGGATTTTAAAGCATGAGTTACAGCCATTCCAGCATTATCAAGTATTCCAGTATGAAGCATTATTTTAGCTCTATACATCATGTTTCTTTTACTGCTTCCTGATAAACTATTTTCATCATCTTACGATACTCACTCTCTTCCAGATTATGCTTATACATTCGTACACCATTCGCACACAGTATACCAGCAATCATCAATGGATTTATACCACTGAGAATTAACTCTGAACTCAGCTTACTATACATAGACTGTACTTTTTCTAATTCTTCATTCATCTCTTAACACCTGTTTTATTATGCACCATCTCTGCCAACACTCTAAGCAATGGTCATCACCTAATATGTAGTCTATACTATAACACATATTCTTTTGTCTGTCAAGTTTTCTCTGATAGTTACGTGCAGAAAAAGTCTGATTGTTTTTTCCACCAATCAGAACATTAAAGAATATAGATGTAGCGATAGCTAACTTGTAACAGTATACATGCATGTCAATTCAGTTGCAATTGACCAGATTCAAGTTGATCTTTGAAACTCTGCAACCAAGAAACTGCCATCCGTTTTTCATCAGACGCACCTTCTGTAATACTTACAATTACATCCTCAATTGAAGTTACAACTTGATTAGATGTTTCATTGCAGAACAAGTCTAACTGAGTCATATGAGCAGTCCTTCTATATGAGCTTTGAAACCATCAATCATACCTTGAGTGGCAATCACTGCCCGTTCATCAATAACGTCTTGTGCAAGTATATCTGCAAGGTTACGCTCACACGCAGCAATGTATCTTTGTAGTATTTCAATCATACCGAATCACTTTCTCTTTGTTACTCTTATATACTAACAGATGTAATCGTATATGTCAAGTATTAATTTTAGTTGGCAAGGGTGGAAGGAATCGAACCCTCGCTTAAGGATTTGGAATCCCACGTGCTACCATAACACTTCACCCTTTTAAAACTATATTACTCAACGCCCCTAGTATCTCCAATCGCTCCGCACGGCCTTATTGACATTGCCGCTCTAGTTTGATTGAAACTAGCATTGTGTGTTCAGGCCCGATTCCCTCTACATGGACGCTGAGTAATATAGTCTCCTATCTGTCTTTCTTGTTACTCTTATAATATATCTGATTCGTTTGGTAATGTCAAGTATTAATTTCTAGGGTAGTGCATTTGAATTGCTCTGAGGTTTGAGGGGGGGGGG